AACAAACTGGTACAGCACCACCTGCTACCACTGATCCAAAGTCAGCTGATATGACTACAATTTATAAAGATATTAAAAGTAGAAATTATGCTATCACTGCTGGTATGCAATTGGTTCAAGCAATTGAACTTGCTATACGAAATAGTACTTTTGTCACAGATCAAAACGTTTTGTTTTTTGACGAAAACGATGCATTGCAAGTTAAAAACGATGCCAACAAAAAAGACATTGCGTGGTTTAATATTACTTTTCAGTCAGTGCAATTGGATTATGATAACAAACGCAATGACTTTGCACACAAGATAACATTTATAATCAACACATACACTCCCATGAACTTTAGTAGCAGTTACTATCCTATCAACAAGTTCCGTGGCCTACACAAACAATATAACTATTGGTTTACTGGTAAAAATACTTCTGTAATTGAGTATAAAGAAACCATGAACAATCTTTACAATCTTACCATTAGTGGAGATCAAACCAAAGGCAATCTTGGATTTCAGCAGCGCAAGGCCTTTACCAGCAGCATGAGAGATCAACCATTTTTGAATTTTCAAACTGGCAGTTTAGAAAACAGTGCTGGCGATGCTGGCAAACAAAACGAGCCGCAAGCCAATCTGGCCGAAAGTTTGTATGATCCAGTTGGCCTGGCCAATTGCAATATTAAAATTGTAGGTGATCCTGCTTGGATACAACAAGGTAGTTTTGCTGGTGGAGTCAGCGCAAAAGAATTTGATTTCAATGCATTCTTACCAGACGGAACTATAAATTTTGATGCCAGAGAAATTATGTTTGAGATAGCATGGCAACGGCCACAAGACTATGACATCAATACTGGGCTGGCTGACCCTTATGCTGGATCTAGCAAACGACAACCAGTGCAAAGCCGAGTGTATACTGCCATGCAGTGTACTAGTGAATTTACTAAAGGTAGCTTTTATCAAAACATTCAAGGCAAATTATATTTCTTCATGAAGCCAAATGCTTCTAACAAAGCAGCTACAGCACCTCCGCCTGCGACTCAAGCTGATGTGAGAAGAATAGACAATGCAACAACTTCAGACAACCCTAGTCACTCAAATGCATCTGCAGCCGCTGCTGGTGCCAGCGGAAGACCCACAACACTAGCTGTTCCGGCATTAAGTACTGGGCCTGGCAGTGGCACACCAAATGTAATAAATTCAGCACCACCGGGCCCAAAAGACACAGTAGTTCCTGCGCCACCACCACAGCCACCAACATCAGGCTCCGGAGAACCGTTAGATCTAGGAGACCCATTTGTGCCACCAGGCACACTGTCTGGCAGAATCACAGCAGATGGCCTTGGCAATTCGCCAGCTGCACCACAAGACATGGTAAGAGACTTTTAAGGATAACACATGGCAACAGAAATGCAACGCAGTAGAGGGCGCCCAACAAACTACAAGTTTGATCGTGGAGGTGTACCTGCGGAGTTTGGGCCATTCTATGGCATTGTAAAAAATACCACTGATTCAATACGTTCGGGCCGTATACAAGTTTATATTGAAGCATTTTCCAATGGTGGCGAAAACGAGCCATCAAAATGGATCACAGTAAGCTACATGCCACAGTTTTTTGGGTCTACACCATACAATCCTGCCAAAACAGGAATAGGATCGTACATTGACGGCAACTCCAACAGTTACGGCATGTGGTTTACACCACCGGATGTGGGTATCACAGTGTTGTGTGTGTTTGTAAATGGAGATCGCAGCCAAGGATTTTATATTGGCACAGCTCCGGATCAAAGTATAGGACATATGGTTCCCGCCATTGGTTCCGCACCAGTTGCTACCCAAGTAATTGCAGAAAATAAAAATCAAGCAGCGTATTTTGAAGGTGCATCGCAATTGCCGGTAGTTGAAATCAACACCAACAATATCGCCATCGAAGAAAACAGTAGATTTTTTGATGCTCCAAAACCCATACAAAGTGTAGTTGCAGAAACTATGTTTCGTCAGGGACTGATCAAAGACCCACAACGTGGACCTATATCTAGTTCAAGCCAAAGAGAAAGTCCCAGTGCTGTGTTTGGGGTAAGCACACCTGGTCCAGCGGTATATGCAGGCGGCATGAAACTGGGAGAAATACAAAAGAAAGTTCAAACTGGCGAATTGAAACCCCAGGATCTTAATGTGATTGGTCGTGTAGGTGGTCATAGCATTGTAATGGACGATGGCGACACCGATGGCAATACCAGACTGATAAGATTTAGAACCACAGCTGGTCATCAAATCACAATGAGTGACAGTGGAGACTTTTTCTACATTACACATGCTAATGGCCTGGCTTGGTTTGAACTTGGTGCTCAAGGCACACTAGATGTGTATGCTACAAACAGCATAAACTTACGCACACGTGGAGATATTAATTTGCATGCTGATAGAGACATCAACATGTATGCTGGCGGCAGCATCAAAGTCAAAGCAGTAGAAGACATTACTTTGCAAGCTAATGCTGATCTTACAGTTATCTCACAACAAAATTTAAAACTATACAGTAAAAGTTACATTGGCGTAAAAGCTGATGGTAGTTTGGCCTTGCAAAGTGCTACTGGCAGTTGGTCAGGCGGCAGCGCATTGGTATTTGAAGCAGGTGGTATTGATCTTAACGGCCCTGCTGCCAGCACAGTATCTGCTCCTAACAACTTAACAGTGACCAAATTAGACGACACTACGTTTAGTAGTGCCACTGGATGGACAGTTAAAACAGAAGACCTAGAAAGTATTGTAACTCGAGCACCCACACACGAGCCGTATCCCTACCACAACAAAGGTGTTGATATTGAAATTCCGTTAGAATCAGGACAACCGCCGCCTAATCCAGGTGCTGTTCCTGTGCCTGCTGGATTTGAATTTACAAGAAAAGCATGAGCACATTTAATTTTGAATTCAACGGCCAAAAGTTTGAAATCAAGGCCCCGACTGGCGCTACATACGAACAGGCTAAAGCAGTGTTTGACCAACAAACAGCCAGCGGTGGCTTAACAGGATTCAGAGTTGGTGATGTATTAAGTCCGGCTACACAAGCAGCTGATGGGTTTGCGGCTGCACAAAGTCAATTGACTCAAGGGCTGGCATCGTTAACTAATAAATTACCAGCAGGCACAAATTTAAGTAGCCTCACAGCTAGTATAGGAACACTTGGTCAAAGTGCAGGTACACAAGTAGCCAGATCATTACAAGGTGGCGCGGCTGCATTTAATTCATTAACGACTGGCGCAAGTGGTGCTACCGCTTCTATCAGTGCAGCATTGTCGGGCGCTGGCACTGGGTTTTCATTACCGTCAACCTCGGCTATTACTGGCGCATTAACCGGCGCCGCAGCTCAAGTAGGCAGCTTGGCCAGTACTGCGGTTGGTACACTATCTGGATTAATCAAAGGAACCCCTACCAGCGGAATTAATGTAGCAGACTTTGCCAAGCAAGGACCAGCATTAAGTGGATTGGGTAGTATGAGTTTGCCAGACGTCACTAGCACCATAGCTCAGGCCAGCAAGTTGGTAGGACAAGCTGCTGATACTATAAGCAATGCAGCAGGTGCAGGTAAATTTGGACTTGATGCCAGTCAGCTTGAACGATGGGGTTTGGTCAAACCGGGAACTGCTGCCACATTCTTAGCACAAGGCAGTAATGATCTTACCAGTGTATTAAAAAGTCCCACAGTATGGACTGGCAGAGATGGTGTGAAAAGCCTTGACGGGTTGCTGGGTAATGAAGGACTTCAAAACAAAATTCAGCAAGGATTGATGACTTCTGGTGTGGCTGATTTAAAATCACTAGGTATTCCCACAGACAAACTAACACCACAAGCACTTAGTGGCCTAGCAACCAACGCCGCCAAGAGTGTGCCAAACACATTAGACTGGGCAAAAAACACACCAGGATTGCCAGCTGAGATCAAATCTAAATTTGATGCCGCCGCAGTCAACGGTGCATTTGCTGTAAACTTAGCGCAAACCAAAATAGATCCTTCCATGCTTCAAGAATATGTGCCTCCAGCTGCCGAAGACACTGTAAACACAGATACACTTGAAGCAGCCGCCAAACGAATTGTAGGAAATAACAAAGTACCAAGTATTTTGCCAGCAACCATTGGATCTGGCGTTTACTCTAAAACGCCAGACGACAAGTTAATATACACTGGAAATGATGACATAGTATGGGACAATATAAATGATGAAAGATTGCGTCGTGGTCTTCCAAGTTTAACTGCAATAGGATATCCAAGGCCCAATCCGTCTCCTAATGATAGTACATCTCAAGGCGGATAAATATTGCTATGACTACCTTTGTTGGCTTTAACACTCAGAATCAATACAAAAAATTTACGTTAGTGGATTTTGAATTGGTCAAACGTGATCTCTTAAATGCGTTTAATATCCGTCAAGGTCAACTGCCTGGCCGTCCTGGATACGGTACTATCTTGTGGAATTATCTATTTGAAAATCAAGTTGACGCTGTTCAACAAGGTATTGTAACTGAAGTTCAAAGAGTGGCTGCCGGCGATCCTAGAATACTCATTAGCAATATCAATGTGTATCCTCAAGAAAATGGTATGTTAATTGAATTGGAAATACAAACTGTAGGCGGTGTTAATGCTGAAATACTGAACGTGTTCTTTAATCAAGTCAGCCGTGCTGCCAGCTACGTATAACTACGCCGTTTTTTATCTACATAAATAACAGATAAAGAATACAAGGCCCAGACGCAATGGCAAAAACCACTAGACAAACCGCGATATTTGGTGTAGAAGACTGGAAACAGATCTATCAAACCTATCGCGAAGCAGACTTCCAAAGCTACGACTTTGAAACTCTACGCAAGAGTTTTACCGATTATCTGCGTTTGTACTATCCAGAAACATTCAATGACTACATTGAATCATCTGAATACATTGCCTTACTGGATGTTATTGCGTTCATGGGCCAGGCACTTGCGTTCCGCACTGACCTAAACACAAGAGAAAACTACTTAGACACAGCAGAACGCAGAGATTCGGTCACACGTCTAGCCAATTTGGTTAGCTACACCGCCAAACGCAATACTGCGGCCCAGGGCCTGCTCAAAGCATTCTCAGTAACCACAACAGAAAATGTTATAGACTATAATGGCGTTAACTTGGCCAATGTCACAGTCAACTGGGCAGATCCCACAAATTTTGATTGGTTAGAACAGTGGAACGCTATCGTTAATTCATCGTTGGTCAGCAGTCAAAAGATTGGTCGTCCATCCAACCGTCAAACTATTCTAGGCGTAGATACCAGTGAATACGGTATCAATTTGGTACCAGGATTCTTACCAGTGATTCCTTATACTGCTACCGTAGATGGTGTGAACATGCCTTTTGAAGCCACAACTTCAACCACAGCCGGACGAGATTACATCTATGAACTTAGCCCAAAGCCCAATAGCACATTTAACATGTTATACCGTAATGACCAATTGGGATATCAAAGTGCAAACAATGGATTCTTCTTTTTCTTCAAACAAGGTACATTGCAAAATCAAGACTTTAACTTGGCCGAACGTATTGCTAATCGTACAGTGAACATTAATGTTGACGGTGTTAACAATGAAGACCGTTGGCTGTTTCAGTTAGATAACGTAGGTAGCATCAGTCGAGAGTGGGCATTTACTGAAAACATTTATTCATCAGCAGCTGAACAAACAGCAACGTTAAGACCTATATTCTCTGTTACCAGTAGAACCAATGATCAAATTACTATGGTATTTGGCGACGGTGTGTTCTCTGAAATTCCAGTTGGCATTTTTCGTGCGTATGTGCGTGCGTCAAATGGGTTGCAATACATTATTAATCCTGCGGAAATGCAGAACGTAGTATTGCCTGTCAGTTATATTGATCGCAACGGTAATCTACAAACTATCACATTCACTTGTGGCATCACACAACCTGTGAGCAATGCACAAAGTCGTGAAAGCATTGATGCTATCAAGCAACGTGCTCCGGCAAGATACTACACACAAAATCGCATGGTCAACGGCGAAGACTACAATCTGTTTCCGTTTACTCTTTATAATTCTATCATCAAATCAAAAGCAGTGAATCGTGCTAGTATTGGCACTAGTCGTTATCTTGATCTTGTGGACAACACAGGCAAATATTCGTCTACTAATACATTTTCTAGTGATGGTGCTATATGGGAAAACAATATTCTTCCTACTTCGTTATTTTCTTGGACCAATCGCAACGAAATTGCTGATCTTATTACCAATCAAGTACAACCTGCTATTATTGGCGCTACATTTCAACAATTTTACTATGCAAACTTTCCAAGAATAAATGTGAATACCGGTTCCACTGCACTTAGCACCTGGCATCAAAGCACTACATTAGCAAATGAAACCACGGGCTATTTTCAAACTGCGTTAGGTGTACCAATTATATTCAATTCTTCAAGCAGCACTGCATTCAAGTATGTGGTACAAAAAAGTCTAATTAAATTTATACCTCCAGTTATTAACGGCCAACCATATTATTTTGATGCTAACAATAGATTAAAAGCCGGTCTACCAACTAGACCAGAAGACCATTTGGAAATTTGGGCCAGCCCACTTGCTATAGTAGGTGATGGCAGCAATGGTGGTGTTGGTAACTTAACCAATGGCCAAGGTCCAGTGGTGCTTAACAATTTTGTGCCCACAGGTGCTGTGGTGGATAGTATTATTCCTGTGTTCCTTACAGACTTGAGTACCACTATTCGTGAAGAAATAACACAACAAATTTTGTTGTATAGAAATTTTGGTCTTGG